AAAACGGTCCTTGAGCTTGTATAGCTTATCTGAGTTAAGTGCTGCGCGCGGATCGTCTTCGGTGAGTGTTTGCTGGGCGGTGGAGATAATCCAGACCTTGCCGTTCCCAAGGCGTTTGAGATTTTTTGCAAGACCATCCAGGTTCAGGATGAGGTTGTCTCGCGAGGCAACATATTGACCAACCTCGTCGACGATAAAGATGATGTTTTGCTTGCCACTCTTAGAGCGAACAATGTCGATCATTTCCTGGGCGGCGTCGCTATCCGGAAAATGCCTTTGATCTTTATGCCCTTGTTGCGCTTGATCGGCAGGCTATCGCCTACCTGCCGGCTGTCGATTGTCCCAATCAAAGCATCGCCCTCCGCGTCCCTGGTGAGCGCTACCTTCAAAATGGCAGCTTGAACCGGGAGTTTCAGGAAGCGAGTTTTCGGCATGCCCTAAGCCGCTTGGGGTTTGAGGCATGACCCAGTCCCGGCTGATGTCGCTGGTCGAAGCGATCACGAATGTCGCCGTTGGCTACATTTTGGCCATCGTCACGCAGATTGTCGTGTTCCCCTGGTTCGGTCTTGAGGTCACGCTCGGTGAGCATCTGGCTATCGGCTCGGTGTTTGTCGCGATATCCTTGGCGCGAGGGTATTTACTGCGGCGGCTGTTCGAAATGCTCAGGGTTGCCAGTCAGCCCGGCGGCCATGGCGGACATGTAGAACCTGAACAGACCCGTCGATGACGGCGTAATAGACGCGCCAGCGCGTCGCCGTGCCGTAGAGCGCTCGGCGGATCGGTAGGTCGAATTCACGCGATTCCGGGGCAATGGGATGCGCATCCGGCATTGTGCCGAGGGCGAGAATCGTGTCGCGGATGCCCGCTAACCATTCATCTGCGGCCCTTGGGTTGCGATCGCGCAGGTAGTTCCATGACGCATTTAGATCATCTGCCGCATTTGGCGTAATGATGACGGGCAGCGAGGAAGTCATTTGGTCCGCGCGAGGCCATCGAAGAACGTGTTAGAATCGGTGCCCTCACCAGCACGAGCCTGCGTCAGACCCTTGCGGATGCCCGCGACGGTTTCGGCATGATCGAGTTGGTCCTGCATATCTTGCCACGCGGCTGCATCCATCACGACGACAGAGGGCTTGCCATTTACCGTAAGAATCTGCGGCCGACCGGTTTCCTTGATCTGGGCGATAAGACGAGCAGAGTCGCGTTTGAACTGCGTGAGAGGGCTGATATCCTTGGTGATGTTCATGGTGAGCTCCTAGAACGCATCTAATCCATTGCGAATATAGTGCGAATATAATGCGAATTTCGATGCGCGTCGAGAGGTGCCTCGCTCAGCCTAGGGGGTACATCCGGGTTGCGGGTGCGCGAGGTTAGATCAGGCCAATGCCTTTCAAGCATGTCGCCACATCCACCAGCTGGAGAGTTGGCACCACAATCGTGATCGTGAAACTGTCGGCTGAGGTGCTGCAGTGAACGTCGCGCTCCTCCAGCAGGGCCAGTTCGATCTCGTCGAGAACGGTGGCAATGCGGGTGCGGTCAAAATGGTCGGGCAGGTTCCGGATGGTGAGCCGAATGCTGGTGGTTTCCATGGGGTTTACTCCGCGTGTTCGCCTTCCGTGAAGGCGCTGTTGGTGATGCGCTTCAGAAGCTCGGCGTAACAATCAAGGTTGCCGACGTGCCCCCAGTGGACCTCGTCGGGATGGGTGTTGAAGTGCGCGTCGCTCAGCGCCTGAAGCCGAGCAAGCATAGCGTTGATCGCAGCTTTCTTTGCGATGAACGCGTCTAAGGCTGTCCGGCGGTTGCTCATCTGGGTGCGTCCTTACTCAAGTCAGCTTCTGTTTTTAGTTTCGCTCTAGTGGGCCCGCACATCCAGTGAATTAGACGCGATTCCAGATGGTTAATCGAAGGTTCTGGGACCGCGCATGTCGACAGCCATACAGCCCATCGGCGTAATCGCGCGGCTTCTAGATCTCTCAGAACGGCGCATACAACAACTTAGCCGCGAGGGTGTGATCCCGAAGGCGGAGCGCGGCCAGTATGACTTGATCGGGTCTGTACGCGGCTATGTCCGGTACTTGCGTGATCAGGCGCTGAGGGCGCAGGCCGGTGCGCCGGATTATGCGGCTGAGCGTGCCCGCTTCATCCGGGCGCGGGCTGACCTTTCCGAGATGGAGGCAGAGGAAAAGCGCCGCTCGCTGATTGCAGCGGATGAGATTGAGGCGGCCTGGATTGCCGTCCTCGCGCTTTTGAGAACCCGCCTCTTGGCGCTGCCGGACCGGCTGGCACCACAGGCCTTTGACCAACCCACCGTCGGAGATACCCGGAACCTGATCCGAACTGCGATCCGCGAGGTGCTCGATGATCTCGCAGAGCCAGACATTGAATTCGAAACCGATCCTGAGATTGACGGGCTCGCCGATCCTGAAGCGGACGGTGGTGAAGGCACTGGCGGTTCTGAAGCCGCCGCCGGACCTGACGATCAGCGACTGGGCGGACCAGAACCGACGGCTGAGCTCTGAGGCCAGCGCCGAGCCGGGCCAGTGGCGCACCAGCCGCGCGGAATACCAGCGTGGGATCATGGAGGCGGTCTCGGACCCGGCCACGGAAACGGTCGTTATCATGTCCAGTTCACAGGTGGGCAAGACCGAGGTTTTGAATAATTCCGTCGGCTACCACATCGATCAGGACCCGGCGCCAATCATGGTGGTGATGCCGACGGAGCGGGATGCTGAGACCTGGTCGAAGGATCGGTTCTCGCCGATGGCGCGCGATACGCCGTGCCTGCAGGACAAGATTGCCAATCCCAAATCCCGCGATGGTAACAACAAGATCCTGCACAAGCGGTTCCCGGGCGGGCATCTGACGATCGTTGGGGCCAACGCGCCCTCAGGGCTGGCGAGCCGCCCGATCCGGCTGCTCTTGTGCGATGAGGTCGATCGCTATCCATTCAGCGCAGGGGCTGAGGGCGACCCGGTCAACCTCGCGAAGAAGCGGACGGTTACGTTCTGGAACCGCAAGATCGTGCTCGTGTCGACGCCGACGAACAAGGGCGCGAGCCGGATCGAGGCGGCGTTTGAGGAAAGCGACCAGCGCCGGTTCTGGGTTCCGTGCCCGGCGTGCCGCGCAGAACAGCTGCTGACCTGGGGGCAGGTCAAGTGGGGCAAGGATGAAAACGGCGGCCATCGTCCGGAAACCGCGCGCTACCACTGCGCGGACTGCGACGCCGCTTGGAAGGATGAGACCCGCTGGTCGGCCATCTCCAAGGGCCGCTGGATCGCGGATGCGCCGTTTAACGGGACGGCGGGCTTCCATCTGAACGAGATCTATTCGCCCTGGGTGCGGCTCGAGGCCATGGCCAAGGCGTTTCTATCCGCGCGCGCCGGTGGGGACGAGACGATGAAGACATTCATCAACACCTCTCTGGGCGAGACCTGGATGGAAAGCGGCGAGGCGCCAGACTGGCAGCGGTTGCAGGGGCTCAAGGAAGATTGGAATGCAGGCACGGTGCCGGCGGGCGGATTGTTCCTGACTGCCGGGGTCGACGTCCAGAAGGACCGGATCGAGGTTGATGTCTGGGCATGGGGCAAGGGCCTGCAAAGCTGGCTGATCGACCATATCGTCATTGAGGGCGGCCCAGGCGATCAGGCTTGCTGGCAGAAACTGAGCGACCTTCTTGGCCGGACTTGGACTCACGCCAGCGGTACGCCGATGACCATCGCGCGACTGGCGATCGACACCGGCTATGAGACGGCGGCCGTCTATGCCTGGGCACGTCAGGTTGGCTTTGCGCAGGTCGCACCTGTTAAGGGCGTTGCCGTCCGCGTTCCTGCCGAAGAGGTGCTGCACATCTATCGGCCGATTGATGCAGGCCAGATCCGCGGCCTGCCGCATGTGGCTCCCGCCATGGTGCGGCTCTTCCTCTTAGACCAGTACGACGATGCGGAACTTGATCGGAAGAAGAAGACCGCGGCGATGTTCGCGGGCTTCATCACCAAGACCGCACCCGAGGACCCAATGATGGGGGAGGGGGCAGCAGATCTTGATGGGGCATCCATTGCGAGTCTCGAGCCCGGAACCATGCAGGTACTGCTGCCGGGTGAGGATGTGAGGTTCTCAAGCCCCGCTGATGTTGGTGGCGGTTAGCAGTGCATCTGGGATGCAATCTTAGGTCAGATTTGGAGGGTGGTATTTTGCGACGTCCTGATATTCCAGCCGTGCTCTCGAAACTTTCGGCATCCAGCAATCCCGTCGAAGTGATCCGCGATCTCGTGCTGCGCACGGGTGGCTTTTGGCAGGACATTGAGGAGGCGTCTGGTCTTTTTGAGATCCAGTTGGCGGGCATCACGGGGCTTGGATCCTCAGCGCAAGCGGCCGTCGAGGATTGGGTCATCCAAGCGCGCCGAACAAAGGTGGAGGACCTGCGGGTCGCCCTTGAAGAGGGCTAAGGCCGCCCAAGATAACAACGAGAGTTGCACGACACATGGCCGCCCCTTGGGCGGCCTTTCTTTTTGGAGATAGCCATGACGCCCTTCAACATCGCCCGCAGCTACATCGGTACGACCGAGGGGCCGGGCCTCGCCGACAACCCTGTCATCATGGAGATGTATGCCTCGGTCGGTCATACTCATGTGGAACATGACTCTGTAGCCTGGTGCGCAGCCTTTGTTGGACATTGCCTTGAGAGGGCAGGGATCCGCTCAACCCGCAAGCTGACGGCGCGGTCTTATCTCGACTGGGGCATCCCGATCGAGATGGCGGACGCCCAGCAGGGCGACATCGGCGTAATCCCCCGCGGTACCTCCAGTTGGCAGGGCCACGTGTTCTTCATCGACCGGATCGAGGGACCATGGGTCTGGGGCCTGGGCGGCAACCAAGACGACGCCGTCAATGTGAAGCGTTATCCGGTCTCAAAGCTTCTGGGCGTTCGGCGGGCTGGGGATGTCGCGCCGCAAGTGGCAATGTCTGTCGAGGCCGTCCAGCGCCGTCTGAAGGAGCTTGGCTATCACGAGGTGGGTCAGATCGATGGAAAGATCGGGCCTCGTACGCGCGCCGGAATTCTGGCCTTCCGCGATGACAACGATCTTGCTCTGGTGCCGATCATTGATGTCGCTTTGACTGAGGCGCTTGGTTCTCTGTCCCTGGGGGTGGCTGAACCATGGCAGCACTTGAACTTCGGCCCCTGACCGGGCCGATCCGTTTGCGTTTGAGATCCAGCGAACCGATCCGGCTCCGCGTTCTGGCAGGCCCAGTGGCTGTGCGGCTTCTGGGCCAGCCCGGGCCTCAGGGGCGAACGGGTCTGCAAGGCGACAAGGGCGATCAGGGCACACCTGGCATCACCATTCTTCCGACCGACGCTCCCATCAACGGAGGCTTCTTCTGATGGCCAATACGATCCAACTCAAACGCCGTGTCTCGGGCGTGGCCGGCGCGCCAGCTGCGCTCAAATCCGGAGAGATTGCCCATAATGAGGTGGATGACACGCTTTATGTCGGCAAGGGCGACGATGGGGCGGGCAATGCGACCTCGGTCATCCCGCTTGCCGGAAAGGGCAGCTTCGTCGATCTGACAGCTGCGCAGAGCATCGCGGGGGCCAAAACCTTCGCCACCGTCCCGAAATCCTCCGAGGATGCGAGTGCGGCGACGGACCTCGTGCGCAAATCCCAGCTCGATGCGGGGCTGGCCACGAAGGCTGCGCTCGCGCATGCCCATGTCGTCAGCGATGTTGCAGGCCTGCAAGCGGCGCTGGATGCAAAGGCACCGCTGGCATCGCCCGGCCTGACCGGCACGCCGACGGCTCCCACGGCGACAACCGACACCAACACCACGCAGATCGCGACGACTGCCTTTGTGCTCGGGCAGGCGGGTGCCACTCAGCCCACCATGAATGGCACGGCTGCCATCGGCACAGCCACACGCTTTGCCCGCGTAGATCACGTCCATCCGAGCGATACCTCGCGCGCGCCGCTGGATACGGTCGCGATGCCGGCCATGCCCGAGAAGGTCGATCACCACCATCTCCTGCGCGCCATGGATGCGCTCATGGACCATGTCGACCGGGTGGAAGGTGAACTTGCCAAGCACATCCGACCG